AATATATCTATCCATTGTAAATTTCCTCCTTATATACAATTGCAGTGTCACATTTTTCATAATATGAATCGCATTTTCTGTAAATATCATAACTAATAGTATTACTATTAATTATCTTTTTGCGCACTACTATTTTGTTTTCGATATTTGCTGATAATGTTATAATAGGCATTTCATCATTCTGTTCACATATATCTGCAATATTGGATTCTAATACACCAATTTCTTGTTTAGTTCCAATAAATGCAAATAAATTAGATCTATGATCTTCTTCTCCAAGATTAATCCAATATGAATCATCATCTATAGTATATATTATTGAATATTTATACAATGGAGATATTACACTGGATAAACTATTATATATCGGAATTTCAGATTCTGTAAAAAGAGTAGGTTTACTTTTTAATTTTGTCCATTTATGTTCATCTGTACACATATAATATTCTGCAGGTTCTGATAAACCTCTTAGTTCATGAATATTTTTTAATAGACGTAATAATTCTGCATCCTTTGCTTCAGTATAATCATATATTTTTACAAATTCTGCTAATTGTTTTTTATTTTCAAAAGAAGAGTCAACCCCTCTTTCTTCCAAATAAGTTGTGATACTGGTTGTTTTGGAAGGTCCAAATATTTCCATATAAGGTAATTTTAATATAGCTATTTTTGAAATATATGTATATTTAGGTGGTATTTTTTCTATATCATCTATTTTTAAATATCGCGGAAATATTATAGTAGGACTTTTATCTTGAATTATTGAATAACATTCGGTCGTATTTTCTTTGTCTATTTTATCAATTTTATTAATTAATCTTTTTAATAAAAACATAATTTTATACCTCCATGATTAAATTTATAGAGAAGGATTAATATCCTTCTCTATGTAATTATATTTTAGCTTTTTCTCTAATTTTATTAATAAAGTTTTCTATTGTTTCTACTAATGTATTATAGAATAATACATCATTTTCGTTTTCTGGATCAAAGATATCAAGATTTAGTATATTCATTATGAAATAATACATGAATGTGTGATCAACTAAACTTTCATCTGGGTTCATATTCATTGTATACTTGCAGAATACTATCAAGAATGCTCTGATATGATTGATATTAAAGTCTTGAGAAAGTTTTCTAGATAATACTGGTTCGAGCATACTCACATCTCTAACTACCCATTTAGATTTCTCATACTTTCTGTTGAAACCTTCGTAAACTCTATCAACTTTTTCTAAATCATATTTCTTTATTTTACATTTTCCAGTAGTTATATAAGTATTAAGCATCTCTTCTAACTTATATGATTGCTGATATGCATGATGCATATTTCTTAATAATTTGGCTTTCTCTGGATTTTCACTTTCTATTTCATTGGCAATTTTGAGAAGATCATTTTCTAAAATATCTCTTTGAGAACTATATGCATTACCATATACAGAATTAATTCCTTCTTGAGCAATAGATTTAATAGAATCTTGAAGATCTACAAAAATCTCTTTAATCTCTTCATTCATGACTTCTTGCATTAATGCGTCTACAAATATTTTAGCCATTTGATTTTTTAATTCAAGATTTCCAGTATATATTGATCCTTTTTCTGCCATAATCGTATTGGCAATTTTTGATTTAATTGAAGGTGGAAGATCATTGTATTTTACAGGCTCACCTTTAGTAGCTTTAATAAGAGCTGCAGTTAGAGCTGATATTTCATTATCAGATATTTCTATTTTATATGTAGTTTTTAATGCAGCTGCAATAGCAGATTCTGAATATTCTATTTCTTTATAATCTATAGAATTCATAATTCCACCATTATCCAATATATCATCAAGTGACATAATATCAGTATCATCTTCGAGATCGATCTTTGTCCCCTTTCCAGAGAATGGATCAATAGTAACTTTTGCATTTATTGATTCTGGGCAGTCAGCAGTTTCAATCTGAATATTTCCAGATTCAATATCTCTCATTAATTTATCATCATCTGATAAAAATTCTTCCATAATACCACTAAGTCTGGCAGCTTCATCTTCGGCGAGTTTTTCTCCATCACCAGCTTTCAATAAAGCATCATATGCTTTATCAATGTTTTCATCTGTTAAATTTTCAGTAGTCCCCATATTATAAAATCCTCCGTGTTTTTATATATTTGTATCCATTGTTGTTATGGATACAGCTTCTGGCATAATATATGGATTTAATTGTAATCTTATATATGTAACTATTTCTGCTCTATGCGGACCATTTACATGTTTTACAATAAAATCTTTATAGAAATCTCCATTGTCATACATTATATTCGCTAAGAAATTACAAGTGTATATATCTCCCATATACATTAAATTTATAATTTGATTTAAGGAAATATCATGTGCAGTAATACCAGTCAAGATTGGATCTAAGTTTGAATGTATAGCTGCTAATCTTCCGCTATTATCATTATTTCCAAATAATTTTCTACTATATGCAGATGCAGAATCTTTTGCTTTTTTTAATGTTTCTAAATCAAAAGACTGATAAAGGTTAGCCTGTTCATTTACAATGAAGTTTGTAAAAAAAGTAATAATATTCTGCTGAAAATCTGATATTAAAAATCTGTATAACAAAAAAGCTACAGTATAAATATCCATATCTGGTGTTATATTTATACTTAGATTAAAATGTTCACATAGCTTATTAATTACCATTTCATATGTAGCTTGACGCGTTTCCATTATCGCATCTCGGTTATCTGGATATGTGTCTTGAATCATTTTATAATTTGATTCATAAGCAGCAACTAAATTGCCTACTTGTAAATAATTTTCCCTATTGCGATCTTCTAATATATTATTTAGAGTTGCAAGGAACATTTCTGGGCCAAAGTTTCCAATTACAGCTGCAATCTCTCTATCAGATGCAATAGCATATTCTGAATTTGTTGATGAAATCATATATAAAATTTCCTCCTTAATAGATTATCGATATATATTACTTAGATATTTAAAGCCTAGTAAATATGTAAAATATTGGGATACTGCAAAATACAGTATCCCAAATAATTTTATCTTATATCCATCATATTCTGGAAGGTTTTTTTCATCACATCTGCTTTGGTTGGACGTCTATCTTCATAATCCATATCAAATACAGAGTCTGGTAAAGTTATAGTTCCAGAATACATTTTTACATCATCTGGATCTTGATGATATGCTTTTATATAAGCATCTCTACCATGTTTAGTTTTCAATAAAGTCTGTATAGCTAAATTATTTTCAGCTTGCTGCTGTTCTAACCATTGCTCATATGATATACTACGAGCTTGACTTAAATATTTTAACTGTTTTTGAACCTCTGATTCAGAATCATGTGAGTATTCAGAAGTAAGATCTTCTAAATCCCCAGCAATATTTTTCTGACCGTTATAAGTTTCAATATCCATGGTTTCATCAATAGCATTATCTGTTTTAAGTTCTCTAATTTCAAGACCAAATCTTTCCATTAAGTTCTTTCCTTCATACCATACATATAATGCTAATAAGTATGAGAATACCTGGTCATCGTGAGCTCCATCAGCATGCTCAATACGACCATTCTTCTTAATTTCTAACGTTTTCAATTCTTCGTAAATTAAAGGAGATATGAATTTCTGTTTATGATTATTCATACGGTCTCTAAGAATTTCCATAAGTAATTCTCTAGTATCATGAGTCTGGTCTAATCCATATACTTTAGTTTGCTGTTTACGTTTAACCATGGTCATACCGTTGAATTTTTCTTCAACAACTCTATCTTTAATTTCATAATATAAGTTCTTTTTGATATCCGTCTTAACCAGATATCCAATTACTGAAGATCCATAACCGCCATTTCGTTCTATATTTATAATAGCATTCGGCATATACTTAACTACAATATGATATATTACTTTAGCTAAATCTATAGGTGAAATAAAGTTACAGTTAAATGTACATAATACTTTAGTCGTTCTACTATCTATAATAGTTATAGCAGATGAGTCTTGTGAAAATCCCCCGCTTATGTCCACCCCAATGATAGGAGGATATCTAAGCAAGTCGGTTTGCCCCCATACGTCTAAGAAGTATGCAGGTCCAAGTTTAATTTGAGTAATAGGATCTTTCTGTATAAATGTACCAACCATATCAAGATCTTGTTGTGTAAACGGACTATTATTAGCCATAGTAGCCCATTCAAGTAGTACTTCTCGTCTGATAGTAGGCCAATCTTTTTCCAAGTCTTTAACCATTGACTGGAAATAATCATCCCCAGCACCAAGTTGAATATAAGTAAATCGAATATAAAAGAAGTTAGATTTAGTATTTGCTCTACGAATTTCTTCCAATTCTTGAGCAGAACTATCATAAAATCTTTCATTGAATACAGTAGCTGCACATCGTGTCACATTAGCATTCATACCTTCATTAGTCGTCAAATCTCCAGGTGTAGTTGTAATAAGGATACCATAAGGTTTTCCATTATTCTTAGCATTACGTGAAGCGGTAGAGAAGGCAGGTGTAGCAGCCATGTAAATAAGTTTATTATATAAGATGAACGCATACTCATCATACCATTGCATTGGCATGGTGCAACCACGACCAAGCCCATTTGCTTTAGCTTTACTATTTGCACCAGGTTTTGTGGTGATTTTATTACCATTACTAATATGAGATAATGTTTCAACGTTAGATACAGGACGCATTTTCTTACCATCAGGACCATAAGCAGAGTCCATTTGTAAGTATTCTGGTAATGCTTTTCTCATATCTTTTAATCTTCGTAAGTTCATCTTAGAGTCATCATGCTTCTTATTCATAAACATGATTTCTGAGTTAGTTGTTCCGAAGTTGAATACCCATAAATACCAGCATAATGCTGAAGTTGTTTTACCGAACTGTCGAGGTAATTCCAGGAACATATTCCAGTTTAATGTGAATCCAAAGTTTAACGCAAGATTTCCTCTATCTAATTTATAAGGAACACCGCCACCAACAACACCACCAGTATCAGGAATTCTAACAATTTCTCGTAAGAAATACCAGTAGTTAAATTGACATTCGCGTAAAACTTTCACTTTATACATCCTAGGAAGATTTGGATCTCTAGGATCTATATTTATTAAGTCTGTATCATATATAGAGAGAAAGAATGCATTATTCTTAATACCTTTCATTTTTAAAAAATAATGCATGTCGAGGAAACTTTTATTAGTTGTATTCCAATGTATTGATATTTGCATTGGAACTGCATTTTGTCGTAATACCATATCTTATTATTTCACATCCTATCTATTATGAGATATTTATACGGATGTGAAAAGAGACAAAAAAAATACGAGTGCACATTACATGCACTCGTATATTTTTATTTTATTTTTCTTAGCATATTTTTCAGCTTTAACTACAAAGAATACTCCAATAGCTGCTAATAATAATCCTATTATTGTAAGAGGAAAAGCTACCTGTAATGAAAATACTCCAATCTCATAACTTTCTAATGAAGCTGCTACCATAATAAATCCTATTACTACTAATGCAATTCCTACACCTGATACTAACTTAATAGCTTTGATAGATTCTTCTTTGTTTCTTCTTGCTGCGTCTTCGATGTGATGTACATCTTTTGCTGGGTTTTTAATTTTTCTTGCTGTTGTCATGATTCATTTCTCCTTCGTATTGTATATTTTTGTGTATGTGTATTGATACAATATTGTATTATATCACTATTATAATATACTATCACAAATACGAATTTTTACAAAATCCATTTTTTCTATTCTATCTTATAGAATAATGGTTTTAATCCATCAACATGTTCTTCTTGAATTGTTACATTCATTTCTTCTTGTGGTTGTTCCATAAAGAATAAATCGATTTCAGCAGCTTTTCTCTTTCTATATGAAGTAGGCTCAATTAATACTTTAGGTAAATCCTCATATACTAGAGTAGTTACAATACTTGGATGATTTGCTAATGCTTTGCCAAGTGTAAGTAACTGATACGGTTCGTTTGGATATTCCCAGTTTGGATTATCTAATATATCATTTATATTTCGTATCTGATTAGATAATATTACTTCGAGATGAACAGCATCTATATTCACTCCACCGTGTTCTGTAATTTCAACTAATTCTTGAATCCACTGGCTATAAGTTTTATTCTGAATACTAGATAATTTATTTACTAAGTCTTTTAACTGATCCAATGTTTTGGAAATTTCATTATTAGAAATTTTCATTAAGAATAAACTTATATCTTTTATCTTATCAAATGAAATACGATATGGTTCTTCTCCTGGATCTGGTATTCTTTGAAGATATTCTATTAAATCATTTGATAAATAAATTGGACCTTTCTGGTTAGTGTCGTCATCCATATTGAAGATTTGTTTAATTTCTCCAGATGGATATTCTACTTCGAAATAATCAATATAATCATTGTATTCGAAATCATCTTCTTCATTCTCCTGCTGAATAGATTCTGGATAAATCAATAAAGTATATTTATTCATTAAATCTAAATCATTTTTAATAGATATAATATTGAATGATACTTCACAAAGATCTGAAAATTCCTGAACCCAATGTGTAGCTTTAGCATCAGACTGTAAGAGATGCTTTGCAGATAATAACTTCTGTGTTAATATTGAACAAAGTATTTCTGCCGCCATTTTACCTATATTAATATCTGCATTTACATATGCCAAATCCCCATAGCATTTATAACAAATACCATGACCTTTAGCATTTGATTCGCAAGTCATTGGGCTTCTGAAATATACAGTTTGACCAATAAGATGAGAATCATATTTTGATGGACTGGAGCTCATTTTATACTCTGGACCATCTGGATGAAATCTATACCATCTATTCTTATACTTATCTATCAGTTTAGAATCTTTTAAATAAATTTCAACAAGATTCTTGGTATGGCAAGAATATGTTGGATCTAAATGTAATTTAGTACTCTGGTTATTTAATCCCATTAATCGAGATAAATGCCCAGAGCTTCCAACGTTATCTTTCTTAATAATTTCTGCCTCTCTAGATACAGTTGCATCCATGAAGTCATATAATACTCTATTTAATCCTCCATTTACATAAGACTGATTGATTGCACCATTGAACAATCCGCCTTTACCATCAGGTTTAGTACCAATATTAACCATGAACTCTTTGAACTGTTTCTTATTAATACCCTGCCCACAATTAAATGCATTAGCCATACAATGATCTGTTTCTCTAATAATATCTATCATTCTATTTGTCATATCCATACCATAATCTCTAACTTGATCTAATGGCACATTGGCTATATTAGTATGCATCAAAGCGTCAAATTCTGGATTTGCATCCATTAGCGCAATAGTGTCTTCATTATTGATAGTATTTAAGAAATATTTAGAAAATCTATCAACTTTTCTAATCTGAAACATCATTTCATCTATAATATTATTTAAGTTTATATTAGGTACAGTTGTTCTATACCTATCTAAAAATAACTCATCAATATAATTTTTGATTCCTCCCTGTGTAAAATTCTCTTCAAAGAATAAATCTGATGAAGTAATATTAGCCCCAACAGAAAGTGGTAGTATCCAGAAGATAATATTAAAGAAATAATCAAAAATAGTCAGATTCAGACTAACTGAATCTGGAAAATGTACCATTACTTTCATATGTCTAACTCGTTGAGTTTCAATTCCATCTGCAAATATATTTTCAATGCACTGAATATGATACTCAATATTTTCTCTAGTAAAATCTTTAGCAAATACTTCAATTTGACCATATTGAACTAACTGTACATATGGACCATAATTCTGATAATTCTGTAATGCTGTCGATTCATCATAGAATATTTGTGTGTTCATTATTTTTCTCTCCTTTTTCATAAATTATTATAAAGTTAAAAATATAGTTATTTTCAACTTATCATATATATAATATATAATTAGACATGAAGTTACACGTAGCATCTAAATGATACTACGTGTAATTCACTGTTGTTTCCGTACAATTAAAAATTTACAAAGGACAAAAGATATTTTCCGACTAACGAAAAAATGAAAATAGAAAGTACAAAATACACCAAAATGAGCGTTTTTTTTGGTTGTATGGACAGTGCTGGTCCATCAATTATATGTTTAATACCTTATTTTCTATTTTCATCATTTTTAACACTACGCTGGAAATCTTTTGGAAGAATTCCAGTTTTCTTTGCTCCACCTTTAAGGAACATCTGCTGTGCCTGTTTAGCTCCTCTAGTTGCTTTTGTTCCATACTTTTTAAGCATAGCTGCTTTAAGTTCATTACGCTTTTTAGTATTGATCATAAACTTCTTCCAAAGTGGATCGTTATGTTCTTTAGCGAGCTGCATAGCAATCATAGTTTCACGTCTAGCTAAGTCATCTTTCTTGCTGAGACGAACTAATGTTTTCTTACGGAGTTTTCCTTCTGCAACTAACTGCTGACCAACTCCACCTTCTTTACAAAATTCATGTACGAGCTCATCTGGAAGCTGACTAACTTCGTCTACGATAAAAAGCTCCATTACTCTATTAGGATCGCTGAACATCTGTTCAATTGATTCGTTTACGCTACCAATTCCTGTAAACATTCCCATGATTAAAGTCCTCCTTTATATTTCGAAATATATAATACTATGACATGTCATATTTTAATCATTAGTATTTTTATATACATGTTAAATTATTAGTAATATAAATCAAAAAATACATCAACTACAACTAATATATAAAAGTCTAAAGTGATCATACATGATGAAAGGAGCCATATTTATAATGGATATGATAACTAAAAAATATAGAGACGTTATGTATAAAATGACGAAATTCATATATCCAGGGTTGCATGCAGATGAATTTGATTCAGTATTGGATTGGTCTGTTGCAAATAGGGAAAGAAATACAACTATTAATGTGCATAATAGTTATAAAAATACAAATGCTGAGATGACTTTGAAAGATCTCACAAATTGCATATTGTCTAGAGAGCCAATATGTACTTCTTGGGGAGTTTTGTTTAGAAAACATGGAACTGTACCTAATCCATTGATGGACATGATTAAAGAATTCATGGATTTGCGTGGAGTGCATAAAGCTGAGATGTTTAAATATCCTAAAGGAACAGATGAATTTGCAAAATATAATATTTTGCAGTTACTTGATAAACAGGACTGTAATAGTATATATGGGGCATTAGGAAAATGGAGTAGTATTTTCTATAATCTTAACGTGGCAGCATCAATTACAGGGCAAGGTAGATCATTGATTTCATCAGTAATTATGTTTTTTGAAATGATATTAGCAAACAATGTAAAGTTTGCATCATTAGATGAAATTGTTGTGTTTATCAATAACGTGCTGAGTGAGAAAAATGATCGAAAGTTCGATGATAGAGATATATTAGATAGAAATATTACACATGAAGAATGTTTTACTAAATTAGTATATACTATCGGAGATTTCCGTAGAGGAGAATTGAAATGGGTTCCTGATATGAAAGATTTAAATATTATTTGGGAAATAATTTCAAAACTCTCCCAAGAAGATATAAATAGAATATATTATAAAAATAACTTAATCGCATTTTGCGATAATAAATCAATTACAAATGCATTAATTTATATTTTAAATAGATTAGAAGCTCCATATATGGACCCTAATCATCCGCCAAAAGAAATAAAAGTTGAGCTAGATACGTTTACAGAATTGATTAGAGAGTATGTATTCTATAATTATCAGATTATCGACAGAATAGATAGAAATGAATTTATGATTAAAAATGTAGCAGCGTTATCAGATACTGATAGTGCTATTGTATCTATGGATGGATGGTATAGATATGTATTAAATAAAGTTAAAGGAATTCCATTCCCAATTACTCAAGTCGAAACAGACCCAGTATCATATATGGAAGGAGAGCAGTGTACTGAAAAGGTAGAAACTGTATTGGATTATGATTTTTATAATGATGAAATTATAGAGATTAAAAGAGCAATTAAGCCTAATAAGATAATTGCAGAGGATGGTTTGAGATATTCTATTATCAATATAATGTCATATGTGTGTGGTATATTGGTAAATGAATATATGATTTCATATACAAAACAAACTCATTCATATAGAGGAGATAAAGAATGTCTTATAATTAGTAAGAATGAGTTCTTATTTTATAGAGTATTATTGACAAATAATAAAAAGAATTATGCATCTAAACAGGAAATCCAAGAAGGAAAAATGATTCCAGATGGATTGTCAACTGCATTGGACATTAAGGGATTGCCTATAAACAAATCTACATTAAACGCTAGATCTAGAGAAGAGTTAAAACGTATTCTATATGAAGACGTTTTAAATACAAGAGAAATTAATCAACTTCAAATTATAAAAGATTTAGCTATATTTGAAAAACAGATATACGAATCTTTACGAGCAGGAAAGAAAGAATTCTATAAACCAGCAGCAATTAAATCATTATCAAATTATGAAGATCCGATGAGAATTCAAGGTGTAAAAGCTGCAGTTGTATGGAATATGACCAGAGATGAAGATTTAGAGGCAATAGATTTATCAACTAGAAATACTGTAGATATTGTTAAGGTTATTATCAATGAAAAAAATATTGATAGAATTAAAGAAACTTATCCAGAAACTTATGAAAAAGTTTTAGCAGTAT